CTGCACCAAGCGCAACTTTTCCTCCGCTTGCACCATAAATAATTTGTTCAAGCGCAGTCAACTTACCTTGCTTAGTTCCTTTAGCAAGGTTGCCTAAAATTTGCCCACCAAGAATATTTGCTTGTACTTCTGCGGTGCCTGCGTCCATTCCAGCACTCTTAAACATTGAACCAAAGATACCTTTTGCTACAGACCTAGCACCAACTTCCATGTAACCAGTTGCGGCTTTGCTGAAGATTTGTCCGAATGCAGGACCGTATTGCTTACCGAATATTGATGTTCCGAGTTTAGTGAGTTGTGGCGTCAGACCCAACATCTTGTTGAGTTGTTCACCTCTGTACATTTGTCCAGATGCTGTTCGTTGACTTACATTTTTATATCCGCCTGGATACAATGCTTTCATCAACGAACCAGAGATTGTTCTTGTTAGTTGTTTTTGTAAAGAATCTCTAAATTGTTTATTTGCTTCTGCAAGCAATTGGTCAGGCGATTTGAATTTGCCGCCAGACATTGTAATTCTAGTACTCTTAACTTCTTTAGCAGTAATGTAAGTATTACCTCTAATGGCAGTTAATTCTTTTATAACTCTTTGGGTATTTGAATCTTTTTCTCTTTGTGTGAAAAATCCTTGGCCACTTGCTCTTCTTATTTCAGCGTCTACTTGGGCTGAAGTGAGAAGTGTTGGATTGTTTACTCCTGCACTAGCATAGGCTTCGGCTACACGACCATCACCCATTTCAATCAACGGAGTCGATGATGAACTTGGAGTTATAGAAACTTTTTTTGCTTGTAAAGCAGAACCTTTGGCACCAACTTCTCCAGAATCTGCGTTACCAGGTTTTGGTGTTTCAGCTTCACGATCTACTTTAGTTAATTTTGCTTTTTTTCCTAGTTGAATAAAGTCTCTAGGGTTTTTTGATACACCATTTAAACGAATCTCGAAGTGTAAATGTGGACCAGAAGAATGACCAGATGTTCCAACATATCCAATTACAGTTCCTGCTGTCACTTTCGTTCCGGGCATAGAATGCGACATGTGCAAATGTGCGTATAATGTTGTGTATCCGTTTCCGTGATCCATCATCACGAAATTGCCTGTCCTATCATTATGACTATTTACAGTAATCAGACCATCTGCGGCAGCCACAACTGGCGCACCATAATATAACGCTAGATCAACACCTTTGTGTGTATAATTCTGTTTATATTTTGGTGGTCCTCTTTGTTCGTCATGTTCACTAGTTACGGTATATGAATCTCTTAACGGAACTCTCCACTTCAGACTTGACGTTTCGTTTCCACCAGAAGTAGTTGGTTGACCAACAGGTGATGTGCTTTCTGTTGGCGCACGACTCTTGTAAGCACCCATAGTGCCTGCCTGTGTTGATCCTGCTGTGCCTTGAGTTTGAGGAGCACTACTTGGTCCACGATTTGCGGCCGCGGCAGCCGCACCTGCGCCAGTGCCAAGAGCAAGAGAACCAGCAGTACGAGGATTTCCTGAAAGGAATTTAAAGATGGCAGGCCCGCCTAAAAGGACTCCTTTTAACAAACCTTTTAACAAACTAACAAAGAAACCATCACCTTCTTCTTGGGCAACTGCTTCACCACTTCCACCTCTACCTCCACCACCAAGCCCCGAATTTTTAATTGCATCAATGAGTGCTTTGTTTTGTTGCGCTCGTTCTCTAGTTTCTTCTTCTGCAAACGTCTGTCTATATTTTTCAGCTTGGACAGATACTCTATCAGCCCGTGCTGAAAAAGTAGTATTGGCATTAATCTGTGCCAACTGTTGAATCATTTGTGCAAATGGATTTCCTGTGATTGAAGATTTTGTTGAAGATCCGCCGGGCATATCTGTGACTGGCTGGTTTGCATCTTTACGCAACGATGAAAGTGCTCCATAGCCAGCAGTCAATAACGGCACCTCAGAAAGCATTGCACCTTTGAGACCAGATCCAAAACCGCTAACTATATCTTTAGCAGAACTCTTAAGTGTTTGCCCTAATGCGGCTCTATATCCTACTCGGGCTGTAGTGCCAGCCGCGGCACTTGCGGCAGTTCGTCCAAGACCTGCAAGTATTCCTAGTGGGGCTACCATTTTAATTATCCTCTGTCAAACACAGAGTCTGGGTCTGCTTCTGCGAATCTCGCTGATTTTCCAGTTGCTGGTTTTGATGTTGCGCCAAAGCTAGACGTTGACGCTCCAAATCCTGAATTGCTACCAAAGCTATTTGAGGTTGATGAACCAAAACTATTGGATGCTCCGAATCCGCCTGCTGACGGAGAGCCATATGTTGTTGTGACGCTTTGTCCAACAGGTTGCATACCACCATTATTTGCGCCGGCTAGTTTTTCTTGTGTACGTCCGAAAGCCGCAACACCAATAATAGCACCCATAGAGAGGTGGAATAAACCTGCGCCCTGCAAAGTGATTGGTTGCCATGCGGTCACAGGTTGTTTCAGAGAGGCTTGTAGTATAGACCATAACACAGGAAAAATAATGAAGTCGGTCACACAGGTTAGCATATAAATCCAACCCATCATTGGACGCCATTTGGCGTTCATCCAATCTTCTTTTTTCTTTTCACTATCACTCAGTTTTTCATATTCTTTTTTCGTAGACATTAATATTAACCCCTTCTTTGCGCTTGATTTTGCTGTTGTATTCTGTCATTTTCTTCTTCTATATGCTGACTTAATAACATTATGTAAATATCACGCTCAAAAGGAATCATATTTTCCAAATCATCCAAACTGTATTTATGATGTTGCATTAGAGCAAAATTAGTTTTATAATAGTTTATTAAACTATCATGCCCCATCACAATGCGAAAAAATTTCCCATTCCCTCCAATGTAACTTCATCTTCACATCCACAACCAGTACACTTCCATTTGATAGTGTGCTTTAGTTTTGGCATTGTTTCAAAGAAATTCATTACATTTTTGAACTGATCTTGAGAAAGACTATCGATAAATTCGCTTATCTCTTTTTTCGTAGAATCTTCTTTCTTGTATACTTCATTTTTATCATAAATGTAATCTATACATTCAATTAGCATTTCAACTGCAACATCTAATTGACTTAAGTTGTCAGTATCAATGTCAGTAAAATTTGCTGTTGGATATTTTAGTTTAATACCCAAACCTGTAGCTTCATCAATTATGATTTTGTCTGTATGACTAATAGTCTTTTGAACTTCAACTTCCATAATGTTGAATGCAAACTTAGTTACATGGTCACACGCTTCACCTTTAGTGTTTAGCCCTGTAGGATGACGTAACTGCAAATCTACTGTTTCACCAATAGACTTACCACGGAGTCTCATAAAGAAATACTCTAAATCAAATGTTGGCAATTTATCTGTTTCAATTTCACCAATAGCGCAATTATTAATAATTTGCTTTACTGCTGTCATAATTGCTTTAGGTTCTCCACTCTCTAACGCAAGCAAAAGAATCTTCTGCTCTTTCATTAGAAATGGGCGATATTGAACTGATTGACCAGTTGATGATAAAGTCAATTCAAAGATTGGTGTGTTAATTTTCGGCAAAGCCATAATGTACCTCCAGAGGTGTTAATGATTAAAAAATTTAAGTTGTTTTTGGTTTAGAAAAACTATAATGACGATAGAAAAAAGTAACTCCAAAACGTTGATACGAATTTACTTCTTCCCATGTTGCGTTCATTGGCGAAATGGTTATAGGATACACATCATTCATTCTATATCTTATAAGTGTATTTCCAGCCTCATCTAATTGATTAACTACTAGTGTGACTCCTCTAGCATAATCGTTAAAATATGAAATTAATCCTCCAGTAGGAGTACCGTTTCTTTCTCCTGAGGCAGGACCAACAATAGAGTCAATCCACGATTCAAAAAACACACGTTCTTTCATATCGGGCGAACATATGACAGAAATTGTAATGTCATTGTATGTAACATCATATGGAAGTTTTAAAGCTGGACCACCACCACCTGTGTCATCTGATGTAGCAATAGAACGACCCGGAAACT